TTGCCACAAAATAAATGCTTTTATTTTCCTCCATAGAGTGTTTTTCTTTTTCATAAATAATCAGTATAAAAGCAACCCGCCACTCCTCACGGTTGAGCGGGTCAGGGGATAAAATATGAGCCACAAAAATTAGTTTAAACCTGTCTATTATAACGAACCGAACAGGTTCAGTACATTGGCTGTATGTACATTATTCTCTTTAGAACTAATAGTTATAATCGTAGAATTTGTATGGCTTTTCGTACAACTTGTATTTGTTGTTGTTCTTGTCATACCAACTACCATCATTTCTTTGACGAATTTTTATCTTATCTTCATTTTCATTAGGTGTGCAAACCCATTCTTGCAACTGATTATCAAAAGTTCCACAAAATCCTCCGGGAACAAATGATTCTTGCAACGCCTTGTTTGATTCAGGAGTAATTACAGCATCCATTTCACGAATCTCAATACATTTGTCGGTTGTCCAACGAATGATTTCGTAAGGTATAACATCTGAATGAAGCAAACGAGATGCATACTTAAATGGTGAGCTATTCAACTCTACAAGTTTTTGTGATTTGGATTTCATAGGTTGTATTTGGTTTTGATAATTTCTTTTGCTTGCTCATTCATGTCACTGATATTGATTCCAATACACTGATAAAACGATTCTCTTCCCGTCTGACCCTCGTATGCAATGGTGATAATTCTGTTCTCTTCTTTTGTAAAACCAACTCTAAAAGTCTTGAATATCTTCAACGCTTCTGATATGTTACCTGAAACAAAGAGTGCGATTGCTTGGGAGGTCTTGGTTGTCATATCTTTATACTTTTAGTAATTGTGTTATTAATTATGGTGTAAAGATAACTATTATATGAGTATATTATACACATCAAATCATTTATTTTCCTGATATTCAGGTAGTTTAACTATGTTTCAATGTTTGATAACAGATACAAACTATTTCAATAGGCTTTGATTGTCCTTGATGAAATACGGAAGTGATTTTGCTTTTTCTATTCTATCTTTGTTGTCATCTAACCAGTTCGTGAAATCATCAGGTAAGTCACTTACTTCATTTTCGGATGTGAAATTATTGTCTTCACCTTTTAGCAAAGAAACTTGTTGTTTCGCCATTTCTTCATCTGTTGCAAGAATAGGACCAGCGTGACACATACAGTGAGGATGCCAACCACAAAAAACAAATTCTTTAGGATACTTTCCTTGAAGATCATTGCATATATCTGGAAATGGATGCTCAGCAGATAACGTAACTTGAACACCTACTACAAAATCAAGTTGCTTCCATCGTTCATGATCAGACAAATGGTAAGACATATTTGTTTCGGTTCTCGTTAACCTCATAGCATTCTTATACGAACTTCTGTAAACACCGGCACCCGGATTAAACAACTGTGCATGTTTTGACAACTGAAGATTTCCATACTTATCTCGCACACGTCTAAACAGTGTTTCTGGCTCCTGTAAATACTGTCTAACATCTCTACTGATTTCTGATGCTGATTTACCTTCACCTAATCCAATATCCAAAGCCATTTCTATTTCACCCTTAAACTGATCAGTATATTGCCAAACTCTTTTACTAAGATTCATACCATCTCCAAGCTTTCTATTTTGAAATGCTTTGAGTGCATCAATATTTCTATCATAGTAACGTGACAGTTGATTCTTATTCAAATTTGTGGATTTCAACAGTTCATTCACCATATCATCATTCACCAAAGCGGCAGCCATCCATTCTGATTCAGTTGACGAACTTATGATAGAATAAATACGATTTTGAAAAGCTGACATTTTTTGCTGTGATATGATACCAAGATCAGCATCCTTGAACGTAAATGGAGTATCTACAAAGGATTTTCTATTAACAGACATACCAAGCCTTATCAAGTCATCAGAAGATGCAAGGTAGGCCGAATATACTTTTTTCAGATATTCGGCCTGTCTTTTGAGTTGTGCTATTTGTGTTTGTGTCATTCTACTACTTTTTAGTAGGTTTCTTCTTGACTGGTTTAGGCTTACAATTTCCCATGACTTCTAATTTTAATTCATACTTATAAATCCAACTTTTTGCATGATAGCTTTTAGCTTATCATAGCTTATGTTTATTTCTTGCCTTTCACCACTTGCAAACATAACGGTTACGTGTCCATGCTTGGTATTATTGAATGCAACTATCTGGTTTACATCAACCATCATTTTGATAGTAAATTTTTCAGAAAACTCATTCTCCGGTTCGCTGTAGAAAATTCCATCAAACTCTATGAAATTACTACAGATCATTTTGCTGCACCAAAAACGTTTTGCACAGTTGCAACTTCACCTTCTTTTAGTATCTGTTCATATTCCGCATTAGCATCAGCGACAAGACCAGTCATTCCGATAGCTGTCTTTTGTGACAGAATGGCTTTATTTCCTGTTGCAATCATCAATGTAGAAATCTTTTCAGATTCATCATCAATCATGTACGGGGTTACTTTTGATTCAATAGACAGGTTGACCTTTCCAAACTTAGTATTGTCGAAACTTTTTACATAAGCATCAATAACACTAATTCTCCGATCCAGATATTCGCCTAATACTTCCATGTGATCCTCTACTTTTAAATGAGCATCAAGAAACATCATTTTCAACGCCTTGCCGGATACGGATGAGCCTAATCCCTTTACGTTCTCGAATGAAATATCTGGAGTCTGTGAGATCGTGTACATAAGATTCAACAACGTGTTAATCTCCAATTTAACAGACTCTGGTGCATGATCCCAAGAAAGATATTGAGCTTTTGCATCTTTGTCACCCTGTAGAATAGCACCATTCTCTCCTTTCTTGGCAAAACCGGTTACAGTGCCATTGATGAATATCTTCGGACTTCCGTGATAATCGTTTGTATCGGCGAAATTTGACAACAACGTTTCAAGCCGCTCAATCAGACCGTGTACGTCTCTGTACTCTGTATGTTCTTGACAAGCATATACAACGGGAATCTTGCCAATAGGATTTTCACGAGGATACGTGCTGTTGTCGCTTTCAACAACTGTACTTATGCCATCTGAAATATCCCATTTAAAGATTTGATCTTTAGTGTAGGTTTCAAAGAACTTCTTTGTAGTCTCTCCATACTGCACTGAGTATTCTCTCGAAAAGGCAATCAAATCACCGGTTTCATCAAAATACGGATATATACTATCTCCAAGTAATGGAGACAAAACACGTACTCTTAGTTTGTATTTTGACTTCATTGCATAGACGGGATCATTTGATGTTTGCGGGTACCAGAGTTCCGCAACTTCTTTACAGGCGAATAGATTCTTTGCAACAGAACGATTAATTGAATTGATCCGATTCATTTTCAAAATATCCTTAATCGTATCAAAGAAAGTAATATCTATTTCGTTATTTTCTTCCAGTTGCGTTGTTATTTCTACAGGGTTTCCAAAGATGAACGAAGCGGCTCTTCTTATAATTAACTTTTGCAAGGCTAGCCCAATACGTGCAACTTCTTGTGGAAGAAGATCGGATTCACTACCCGAAATCTTATTTATGTTCGATCCTTCACGATCAACCTTTACGAGTTTTTTAGGTCGTTTTACTTTATCAAAAACAGAGTGTTCATAAGGATCAAGTTCTTCTAAAACGGATTCTTTTGTCAAAGACACAAAAGTGCGTCCCTGTCTGAGTTCATTGATTCTTGACGAATCATCTTGTAGCGCTAAAATTTCGTTGAGTGTCATTGTAGTAATTTTTAAAATAATCCACGTAAATCTTGTTTCTTCATTATATTGAGCGGATGGAAAGTGTTAGCTAATGCATCGAATTCATCTGTACTATGGCCTATACGCTTTACAATTTCTTCTTTAGGTTCAATGATTATCTTTCCATCACTTCTAAACTCCCACTTTATATTTGTTGCTTCTTCGTCAAACGTACCTGTTGGTGGTAACGCCGCACCTGTGTTGTTTTTTGGATTAAGCCAATCCCTTACACACCAAAACAAATAAGCCCTCATATTTGCAAACTTATACTGTCCGGTAATGTCTGTGAGTTCGTTATCGCGATTGTCCTTCGCAGAATTGCCAAACTTGCAACTGATCACTCTTTCTTCAAGCCCAAGCTCTACCAATCTTGAATAAACTCCGGCGCCTTCTCCGATTGTATCTATACTTGCAATAGTATTGGAAGCTCTATCTAATTCATGTTTAACCGTCCCGGCTGTCCTCATGTGATCAGCAACACCACCAGAATTGTGCTTCTTGATATAAGCAACGTAATTGTCCATTCTATCAACTATAACAGTACTGTCACGTCCCATACCTGCAACATCGACACCTATCATTTCCCATTCACATGAATTTGGTCTTTGACTTGTCCAGCGTTCTCTTGCAAGATCAATCCATACTTTAGGTATCAACACATCTTCATCAACAAGCGGAAACTTGCCAAGGATTTTCTTTCGACAAATATCTTCCGGTCTATACCATCTATCTTCAAACTCAAAATCATCTTTGCTAACATCGACTTCACTATTGAGAATTGGAGTACACCAGTCACGATCATTGATTTTATCAAATACCCATTCATAATCGACTTGTCCAGGTATAACAGTTTTCTTTTCGACAACATTAGGAGCTTTCAAAGAATTCAGGGTAATAGCATCCCAACTTTTCTTTTGAAATGTCTTTGCAGCATAACCAGTGCTTTTATTCGGGTTGAATACAAGTAAGAACCTTGAATTACCTTGTAGGTTACCCTCGATAGCCTCAAATATTGATTCTGAAATACCTGATGCCTCCGTAACAATGAACATAGTATTAACGGCATGAAATCCTGTCCAAGCTTCATGATTATTTTCGTCAGCCTTAAAACCGGTTAGAAACCATTCATCACTATCTGTTCTAATATCACATGCAACTAACCTACCGGGTAAAACAGCTCCACGTTTTTTAGCATTATTGAACAACCTTGCAAATTCAGGTTGCATGATATTTTCTATTTGCCTTCCCGTTGGTGCAGTTAATGCAACCTTTGTGTTTTCAATGAGTGATCCATCTTTGCCCCATTTAGGAGTTAAATACAAAAACGATAAACCGGCCACTGCCGCAACGAAATCCTTACCTCTTGCTGTTCCACTTGCTACAGATACACGCCTGTTCTTTTGAATAGAATGTAAAATATCCTCTTGATCTTTGTCTAAGTAGCACCCAAGCACATCCCTTGCAAACTTACACCAGTCTAATTGCCAAGAACGGTAAACGGATATTTGCTTATTATCGAAAGACATAATTACATTTAGTTACTTTTTGACACATTTTTGACTGTAAAATGAGGATTCACCGTCTTAACGTAGACAACTTTTGTAAAGAAAAATGGATTTTTTACTATCATTTTGATATTAGTTGTTTTTTCATCCAAATAATACATTCATCTTCATCTATTAGTACTTCATCACCCCATGTATACTACTAAAATGAGGAATAAACCTATTACCCAAAATACCAATAACTAATTTGCGAAAATCATTACTTATCATTTGCAGATGCCTCTTTCATTAACTGCAAAAACATATTGCCTCCCAAATCAACATCTTTCTTGTCACGCCAATCTTCCGGCAAACGATTCTTAAGCCAAAATATCTGTGCAATGGTGTCAGGAACAATATGTTTGGTTGTTGTTTCAATTCGAGCAGGTTTTTGATTTCCTTCTGCATCCAGTTCAACTATAACCTTCTTCTCATTAACAGTATAACCAATTGCCCTTTTGAACAAAGACAACTTTACTTTTGCATCAGCAGGTTCTTTGCCGCTTTTTAAGGCGTCCGAAAACGTGGAAAAATCATTTTTCCACTTGTAGAGAGTTGACCTTGCAATGTTCATCCTTTTTGCTATCTCGCTGTCAGTCAAGCCTTCTATAGCCAAACTTTCAGCCCAAGCATCGTGAATGCCTTCTATGTATTCAATAGGTCGTGCCATAATCAAACATTCAAATAATTATCAGCAAGCACTTTTAATGCTTTCCATTTCGTTTTATCGGTTATATCTCCCGATTTTTTGAGCTTTTCAAAGACATTTTTCATTGTGTCTTTTAATTCCAATGGAATAGCAGAGGAACCAAATATACTTTGCAATGTGGTCCATGTTCCTTCTTCTGAATATCCGGCTTCATTCATTTCGTTTTCTACCGATTCAATCATTGAATTAATTGTAGTACCAAGATTCTTAATGTTCTTGAAGTTCTGGTACTTTTGAAGCGTATCCATTAGTTGTTCATACTGTTCGATATAGGCGGCACCAATGAAATCATTGTTCCCCTGAACACGTTCAACGAGAGCTTCGAGTTTTTGAAGTTGGTGTGGTAAAAAAACAAACTGTATTTGTTTCCAGTCGAAATCAACCATTGGAGAAAGTAACTTTTCGAGTTCAGCTGTGGGTTCTCCAAGAATATCTTTACCAATGAAACTTTCAATCATATCATCGACATCGGTGATCATCTTTGCTATCTCTTTCAACATAGATGGATCATCATACCCTTTGATAGCATTATGAGCAATTTGCTTTGCTGCAATTTGGCTTCTTGAAAGTCCGGTAATATCAAGTAACACGTGGATTGTTTTTAGCTGAGCCTCTTTACTTGCTCTCAATCTGTGATGGCCGGATACCATTTCAATTCTTCCATCTATCAAAGCACAAAAAGGTAAACTTTCAAGTCCACCTCTCTTTTTGATGTTCTCAGCAAGTTGCCTAAACTCTTCCGGCTTTTCTATATGGGCGTTTTTATCTTGCTCCCGAATAATTGTTACTTCAACTTCGGCAACTACAATACCATAACCAAGATCGGCCAATATCTTTACTCCATCTGGGATTTTGCTTTCTGTCGTTCCTTTTTCCATAATTCTTCTTTTTGTAGAAATAGTTTTAGAGTTTCTTCCTTAGTGCGTACCTGAATATCCGATCTGTAAACAAGCTTGAAACCTAACTTTCCTTTTTCCTTGCTTACCATCTTCATAATACCTCTCATCTCTTTTGATTCGGGGTACTTGGTGAGCTGAGTGGTGGATATTCCCGTGAGACGTGATAACTGATAATCTGTAAGAACAGCTTTGAGAGTTTCTTGATTTGATGCTATCATAGTCAATAGCCTACCAAGACGAATACCCTTGATCGGTACAGTAATTCCATACATGATAAGAATGTCTTTTAGTATCTTTGCACCTATTGCTATCTGGTACCCAAATACTCCGGCAACAAAACGATCAATGAGTAATACAACATTTACCTGTGCCTGGCCTCCAACAAAATTGTGGGTCCATACACTTCTGTAATATTGGCAATATTGAGGCTCTACTTGCATGAACTCAATTTTTGAGTTTTCTGTGATCTCGTAGTCGGTGGGTAGGGTAGAGCAATCAAGAGGCATCATTTTGGATTCATTAGGTCTTACAACCATTTTGCCGTTAGCAAGTTCTTCTGCCTTTTCTTCTTGATTAGTGGTTAGGTAAACATTGAAGCCTTTACGAACACCGTAACGGGTGAATATGGCTTTTCCAGCCATCTTTTGAATTTCATTCTCTTCGTAACAAATGATAAGCGCTTTCGATTGATTCATTACTGTGAATAAATCCTGCAAACCTGTTTTCGGGTCAAATATTCTATACTCAGGTTCTTTCCAAGTCATGTTATCTCCTGTGCCGTACCATTTTTCAAAACCCGCTGTATATGTAGGAGGATTAGCAATAATGATTGTCTTTTCATCTTGCATAACCTCTTCTATGTGATCAAACATATCAAGAGGTCTATAACTAAAACCATTCAACAATGTTTTGGCACGTTGTAATTGTTCGTTGATATGCTTTATGTGTTCTTCCTTTCTTAACTCAAGGTCTTTTAGCATAGCATAAAAGAAATCGCTACCGGCTGTTACTGTTGTCTTCAAATACATCAGTGCGTACAACGCAGTAGCGGGATCAAGCAATTCTTCTTTCGTAAAACCTGTTGCTTCAATTTGTAAATCTTCAAGTGACTTCCCCATTATAGCATATCCCATAATCGAGGAAAACATAGTAACGTCGCTTGTTTCTATCTGTTCAGGTTTGAAACCCGCTTGAATAGCAACATGTGACATTGCAAATGCGCCACAACAAGGTTCAATAACTCTATTATAACCTTGCTTTATGGCTTCTTCTAATAAGTTCTTGATGTATTTTTGTTCAGATGGAACAAGCGTACCAAGAAAAAAAGCTCCGGGTGTTTGAATTGCCATGGTTTTTTTATTACAACGTGAAAACAAAGGCGATCATTTGACCGCCTTTGTCCCTCATGCCTTTGAGGATTCTTCTCTATTCATTAGGGACATATTTTTATTCGTTATTAAGAAACATCGCACTTTGTTGATATTAAGCAGGGAATTTATTGATAGGCTTAGCATCCTGCATCCTCCAGTATGATCATTGGTACGCAAATCATAAGTTTATACTACACGTAGTATTCTTTTACTGGCTCATCACCTAACCGCTTCAAAATTCGTTTCTAAAAACTCTATAGTCCCAATCATCATTGGTGTTGTCCGCAGAGAAGGATTCAAACCCCCGACCCCCGTGTAAAGTGCACGGTACTCTATCAACTGAGCTATCTACGGGTTGTCGGTCTTACCCGACTGTAGCCTATTAAGGCAAATTGTTTTTAAGGCAAAATCAAACATGTCTAATTCGACTTCCGTTAAGATTTTGTTGCCGATAACTGGAATTTGTAGCATAAATACATTTATAAGTCAAATCACCACTTCCTCGATTATGGCGATAACGACAAATCCGTGCAGTTGGCAGAATAACATTTTTCGTTATGGAGTTAAGTTGAAACATGTTTTCACAGGGCAAAAACGGAGTAACAATAACTTCAACTGATTGCATCTGAAAATCTTGCGATGTCAACTGAACTGCAATTCCAGGCGGGTGGGTTTTTTCCGTTTGATAACCTGCTTGAGCATTTGCCAAGCACAAACCGAAAAGCGTAATGGCAATAAAAATGAATCGTTTCATATCGTTAGGTCTTTACTATGCCTGACCGGGGCATTGTTGCGAAGAACGGACTCGAACCGCTGACCTCTTGGTTATGAGCCAAGCGAGCTACCAACTGCTCCACTTCGCGAAATATCATTCTCTGCATTGGCAGAACTATTCAAAACAAACTTTGCTGTTCAAAAACAGGTTTCTTTGGCTCTTCTTTTTTAGCATAAAACTCTTCAATCTCAATCCCTTCCTTGGCAAACCATTTAGCTACATCGCTTCTATGACATTCCAAAGGATTTTTTTCATAACAACAAAGAGCAACTTCTTCCTTATTCATCTTGTCTGAATACCACTTGATCAATTCAAACATTTTTCTTTGGGTGGTTGATCCAAGAATCTTTTGCTGAAACATCTTATCATACTCAACTGGTGGGAGTTTAAGCATCGTTCCAAATGGTGCAAGTTCAAAAATTGATGGTCCTTCAAAGAATTTTGGTGGAAACCTACTAATACCTATCATAAGCACTCCGGCCTTCGTTAAGGCTCTTGAATT